TGAGAGCGGCGGCGGCGATCCCAGTAAGTACGACTACAAGGCGCAGAACCCAACGTCGACTGCTTCAGGTGCGTATCAGTACCTTGACTCGACGTGGGGTGGACACCGTGGATACAAAAGGGCCAAGCTCGCCCCGCCTCGTATTCAGGATGTCCGTGCATTGCGTGACATTACGTCGAGCACCAGCCCGTGGCTTGCCTCGAAGGGGTGTTGGGGTCCACTCCAGTAGGCGTACATTACCTTCGGTCCAAGGCGGGAGATCGTTCATGTCAATAACACCTGATGTTGCTACTGCGCTGCTTGGAATATCAAGCACTGTTATTGGTGGCGGGTTTGGTGCTGCGTGGATGAAATATCGCCTTGGATCGAAGCGTGTCGACGCTGTTGAAGCACCCACCGCTGCAGCGAAGGCATTTGAGATTGCAATGAAAGTTCAATCTCAGCTCAATGACTCCGTCAACGCAAACGTAAAGGCAATGCAGACCACGATCCACGTCCTTCAAGAGCAGGTAGCTTCTCTTGAGAATAACCTTCGCGAGAGGGACGAGAAGATCGCAGAGCTTACCGAAGAGTTGCATATGATGGAGAAGGATGGGCAGATCAGAGACCTGAAGTCCAAGTCGGATTTGGTGTAACCATGAAGTGGAGTGGCCACAAGCGAGAAACGCTGGTGATGGAAATCGCCAGTTCACTGGAGTGGGACTTGCTTGTTGCCGGGTCGAAGACGGAGATCAGGTCTCCAAGGCCGCTGCTGGACCCAGATACAGAAGCCCCGACGATTGTCATGCTCCACCATGATGGTAAGTATTCGCCATTCGTACTCTCTACGATCTGGAGAGAAGAGCTGAAGGACATCACTGATGGCGATGCTCAGGCAGAAGGCTTCGACTCCTTGGCCGCATTCAAGCGCCACTGGTGCTCAAAGACTGGATCTATTCACTTCTCACCGCTTGAGCGTGTGTGGGGATACGAGTTTGACAGCGAGTGGGATCCTGCTTGTTTCATGGTTGATTGCATGAAACCCGGCATGGAGCGGAACGCCAGTGTCGAGGCAGTGATGGGACTTATTGAAAGCCTGTATCCGACAACGATGCGGTGACAGTGAGCGACATAGACGAATACAACGAGCGTCGTGCTTTTGAGAAGGCAAGGAAGAAGCTGGAGAAAAAAGAGCTTCGCAAGCACGAGCGTGGTGCAAGGGCAAAGGTTAGGGGCGAGGGGCGCTGCCGCAATCCTGATTGCCGAACAGGCCAGAGGCCGGAGTGGCACCACATAGTTCCTAGATCGCAGTTCGCCAGCCGCAATCATCTGCAGAACCACGAGGATAATGCAGTTCCCCTCTGCCACCACTGCCACATGACGTGGCACCAGAACGTCACAGTTCTGCGAAGATCTGACCTGAAGGCGTCCGAGGTGGCATTCATACTTGAGAATGCAGGACAGCACTTTCTGGACCGGCACTACCCGGAGTAGCCCATGCCCCCCAAGAAGAACCGCGACAACTACGAGTACGACGAGAATGGTTTGCCGCGCCGCATCATGTCCGACGAGATCAGAAAGCGTGAAGAGGCGGCTGATCGCGAGAAGAAGCTGCAGGAGAATGCCAAGAAGCGCAAGAGGGCTCGCGTAAGCGGTGATACCAAGAAGCCAGCCAAGTCCAAGAAGCCGTCGACGAAGTCAATAGTCAATGACGACTCCACTGGCCAGAACATCACCGTGTACCACGAGAAGCTGCCTCACGGTGGAACGATCACTCTGCAGAATCCGGAGGAGGTGTCGTACTTCAGAGAGCTTCGCAAGACATACGAGGAGGAGTACGCCACTCTGCTGTTGAAGCCGAACGACAAGAATCGCCTGTCCCAACTCATTGGCTTCGAGCTGATGGCCCATCGTCTGACACAGAGAATGATGGGTGCGGTGAACACCTATGACGACGACGGCAACATCACTGGCATCGAGAGGATAGATCCGGTAGAGATGGCAAACATCTCGGCGATGCTCCCCAAGGTTCAGGACGAGATCAGGAAGCTGGAGTCTGCGCTGAAGATCGACAAGCGCACAAGAGAAGGTTCCGGCGAGGGAGACATCAGGAACTACATGGAGACACTGAAGAAGGCGGCCATCCAGTACAAGGTTCACCTCTCCAAAAGGTATACGGCAAATGATGAGTTCGTGAACGAGCTGCGGTGGCGTATGCGCGTGTTCACAACAGCAGATCAAGAGGACAGGGCTTACCACGGAATCGACACGGTAGAGAAGCTACACGAGTGGGTCGGGCAGTCACTGCTTGAGCTTGAGGAGATCGACAAGGACTTCGCTGTAAATAAGCAGTCACTGTGGATCGGGAAGGTGTGACGAGCAGATTGTCTGCAGCCAAAAAGAATGAGGTCGACGAGTACGAGGTTGACATCCTTTCTGGTCCGGAAAACTTTTCTGGTGGATCTGTGCTGTTCGGAGACATGAAGTTCGACGACACCGACCTGTTCCTCATTGCGATGCTGAAGGACATGGTCGTCGCCCCAGAGTTCTGCTGGTCGAATCCGAACAACACGGAGTACGGTGGCTGCTACAGGGTGCGCGACTATCAGGTGAAGTTCAACCGGGTGGACGATCACTACGCAGGGTTCTCATGTGCGCGATCTGTTGGCAAGACCGAGAGGGAGATGATCTTCTCCTTCACTCACTACTTCCGCCGCTCCGACGAGAACCTTCTGATCACGGCACCGGAACTCCTACACCTCCACCCGTTGACGAAAGCAATCGAGGACAGGATTGAGCGGTGCAGGCTAACTCGGGAGTGTCTGCGTAAGGACAAGCCGGGGATGACTGGGTTCTCCCACAATCCATTCGGAGTTGAATACTCTGATGGCACGAAGATCATCGGTCGCATCCCAAACAGGGACGGACGCGGAGTGAAGGGTCAGCATCAGCGAGACCTTGTGATCGAGGAGGCTCAGGACTACCCGGACGCTGGCTGGACTGAGGTCCATGAGACCGTGGAAAAACATGGAGACTTCAACTATCACTTCTACGGTGTGCATCGTGGTGCAAGGGGTGGCGGATTTGCTCGCAGGGTTCAGGGCGGAATGTTCAAGATCCACACACTGACTGCCATCCAGAGACAGTCGTGGGGGCCAGAGGAGAAACGTGCTGCCATCGACACATACGGCGGCGTGAACTCTCCCGACTACCGGAGAAACATTCTGGGAGAGGCTGGCGCTGCGTCATCCCCGATCTTCGTAGTCGCACGCTTGATGGCTTGCGTCGATCAGAACCCGGAGAGCAGCTACAACGAGAAGACGTATGTGCAGCAGCACTTTAGGTGGGAGGACTTCTCGCAGTCTGGTCTTGGTATTGAGCATGTCATTGATCTTCCTGCCACATTGAAGTCGAACAAGATACTTGTCGGCATGGACTTGGGATTGACTAACTCGCCAACTGTTGCATCAGTGTTTGCTGAGATCGACTACAAGGCGAAGGGTGAGTCTGCTTCACGGAAGCGTCTTGCATTGATCCGCAGGTTCACGCTCCAACACTTCAAGAGCAAGGACATCAGGCATCTGACGTACCTCATATGGAAGTGGCGCAAGGATGTCATGGGTATCGGAATGGATACCACCGGGCTGGGCTTCCCGATCTTTCAGGAGATCGAAGACGATGAAACATACCCAGAGGCTTTCAGGAAATCAGTCAAGGGATGGAAGTTCAACGAGAAGATCACTGTGTCAACAGCATCAGATGGTGGTGGCAAGGAGTCCGCCATTGAGGGTATGCCGTTTTTCTTCCAGCCTCAAGAGGAGGACGCGGACTCCGTTTCGATGACGGTGATCGAACTCACGACCAACTACCTCCGCGAATGGGTGGACTCGAACTACTTGCTGCTTCCAATGGACAACGAAGTGGTTGAGGACTTGCTCGCTGAGAACCTTCAGAGGGTTCAGGACGTGTCGAGGCTTACGGGGTCGAAGAAGCCAAACAGGTTCCACATATTGGACAGTTTCAGAATGGCCACGCTCGTGGAGAAGATCGCGGAGAACGAGTATGTCGAGGAGCAGCGCGGCGGTCCAGTGCTGGACAAGATGATGGATCAGGGGATGATGTGATGGATCAGGATCAGATCGACAGAATCGAAAAAAATATCTCACAGTTCTATGACGTTGTGAAGACATCACTCTCGTCACGCCTGAAGATGTGGGATGAGTATGCGTCTACTCGGGCCAGAGCAGAGGGGCTTGCGAATCAGATGGTCGAGATCGCCAACGTGGCAACAGACCTTGAGGAGAAGTTGGCTCTCATGCTCATCGTGCAGCAACACATCGACATGACATGGGACAGCGCCATAGCCGAGTACATGGAGAAGAGTCCGTTCGCCACGTCTGATAGGTATCGATCATTCAAGGAAACGATATACGCTGTCGTCGGCGAGAACAGGGATATCTACGAGCTGAAGAAGCGACTTGATGCTTGTGTCGAAGCTGGAAAGCGCGGAGTGGATAGGCTTCAGTCTCTGCACTCAGTTGCGTCTCGTGCTGCTGGTATAGCTTACGGACCATGACGCCGGTACATTACCCCGATAACTCTTTTTGATTGCGGTGCAATGCTGAATGATCTCGTAAATGCAGTGGTTGTGAACCAGACTGGCCTCCCAGACAGGGAGGTTGGCAACGCTGTAGGCGAGCAGTGGCACAACATCATCGGCGAGCGCATGGTTGAGCTTTCGTACTTCAACGGAGCGTCGGTCGGTTCGTACAACAGCGCACAGTCAAAGCCCCAAGGTCTGTTCGTCAGGTCGGACTACATCATGCCGACCAATCCTATTGAGGAGATGGAGCTTGCAATACGGCTCCACCAAGAAGATGACGACGTGTCGAACACCATTGGCATGATGTCTGCCGTTGCATTCAGCGGCATGAAGAACCTGCATGAAGACCAGTCAACAGAGGATTTCTTCAACGCAATCGCATACGAGATAAACCTCGACGCACGACTTCGAGAGATGTACGAGCAGCTACTGGTTGCCTCATCTGTATACATGCTTACGGCGTACATGCGGAAGCCCATCCCGAACTTCAAGTCGGGACCAGACCCAACGCTTGTGGTTCCAGCGATCACGTATCTGAACCCGCTCTCAATCAGGGTGGTATCAGGCTCCGACTTCGGAGAGCCGCCGCTGGCACAGCTCGTTGATGAGAATACGGACGCCATGCTGAAGAAGCTGTTCGACCCATCGATATCTGCTGGCGAGAAGAATCAGATACGCAAGAGCAATCCCCTTGTGGCCGCGCTGTATATCGCTCCGTACAACCCAACGATGCAGCAGATGTCCGACGACGCAACGCTTACTGGCGGACAGAATATGTGGATACTGAATCCGCAGCTCGTCAAGCGGTACACGTTGAATATGAACTCGGCGCAATCGAAGTATCCCCAGTCGCTCATGCGCCCGGTGTTTGGGCTGGCCGAAGCCAAGCGTCTCCTGAACATTGCTGACTGGACGCTGCTTGCTGGTGCAATCAACTACCTCGTTGTGGTACGCAAGGGCTCAGACAAGCTGCCAGCACACCCGCTTGAGATCGAGAACCTTCAGGGCATGGTGAAGTCTGCGGCAAGGTCTGGCGTGATGGTGGGAGATCACCGTCTGAGCGTTGAGCTGATCATGCCGGACATGGCAAACATGCTCGACGACAAGAAGCGTTCACTGCTTGGCAGGAAGATCTCGAAGTCCATCATGCGCCTTCCCGATGTTGAGTTCGGTCGCGTCGAAGGTGGGGGCACGCCAGAGGGCGAGATCGTATCGAAGGTAATCTCATCTGATCGCCTGCTCATCAAGAGGTTGATTGAGCGCAACTTGTATCACGAGATCGTTGACAGGAACCCGAGGATATTCAAGGAGGGATCACCGAAGCTGTGGTTCCCACCAGTCACGATTACTAGGCATCGGTTCTTCAACGACCAGATCCTGAAGCTGCGAGACCGTGGCGACATCAGCCGCTCGACGACAGTAGAGGTAATCGGTCTTGACCCAGCATCAGAGATGGCGCAAAGGACTCGCGAGAAGGCTGCTGGGTTCGATGATGTGATGACTGCTGAGAACGTTCCGTCAACTGGGGCTAACCCCATGAACAATGGAAGACCAGAGTCTCAGGACCAGAAGAAGACTGATGACACCACAACAACGTCTCCGGGCGGGCAATGACCGCCGTGGTCATTATGATGCTGGAAACAAGATGGTAAGGACAGGTTGAACATGAAGCGATATCAGAACATCTCCACCGTGACCACTGCCGTGATGAAGAAGTCTGCCAATGGCGAGTTCAGAAACATGACAGTGAAGGCCGGGCAGATTGTCCACGTATCAGATGAAGACATTCAGATGACGAAGGACAGCTACAACCCACGCGAGAACAACCCATTCGACTGTGGTTTCATCGCAGCGATCCCTGAAGGAAAGCCGTCTCACCCGAAGGCCCCGAAGCTCGGAAAGAACCCAACTCAGAAGAAGGCTCAAGAGGCCGTGAAGCTCGGTGCTGCAGCAGTGAAGAAGATGCTTGAGAACATTGCAGACCATCGTGGTCTCGTCATCATGCGCCGTGCTCTGGAGAATGAGCGCAACGCACTGACAGATAGCCAGCGGTCAGAGATCGACAGGATGATCGACCGTCAGATGGACAAGGTTGAGCGCATTCAGGAATCAAACAAAGAGAAGTTCGGCGCAAAGGCGTGATGGTAGATGGCTGATCTTGCAGACGTAAGGATTTTCATTCCAAGGATCAGGCGTGAGCTTGACCCCGGAACACCCCTTGCCTCCGCAGCAGCCGACTACTCTGACGACATGCTGAAAGATGTTGCTGCAGACTGCGTGGGTGAGCTGTATCTGATTGGCGGATCGGCGTTCCCGTACACGCTGAACATCTCAGACACAACCCCTGCATCTGCGTTCACTCCAGATCAGTGGGAATACTACACAGACCCTGAAGTTCCGATTGTCCTCCACAACCTGATAGCCATTCAGGCTACCCTCACTCAGCTATACCGTGACGCTCAGGAGTTCAGGACTGCAGAGAAGATCAGCGACGAGGGATCCTCATGGGAGGTTCAGCGTTCTGCCACGCTGATGAAGGAGCGGATCAACGCCGCACTTCGTCGTCGCATGGACATTCTTGATCAGCTCAAGTATGAGAACCCGCAGCTCGTCACCGACTACTTCGTGAACACTCTTGAGGAGCGGTCGAATCAGCTAGACAGGTTCATTGAGCCGTACTTCTACGACGGATCTTGACCATGTCAAACGTACCAGATCTGTCAGGTTTTCGTGATGCACAGGAAAGGCTCGTGGCTGGGCTTGGCCTCGATGTGACATTCCACTTCACTGACG